ATGATTGGCTGATTTCATCGCGGGTGAGCGACCACTACCTGTGCACACCGGATGGGCTCACGCTTGACCATCACGCGATCTCTGAGGTGAAGACTACGGGGAAGGATTGGAACCCGGTGAAAATCCCTACACTAACGGCTTGTTGCCTCGTCTACGGTTGCATTCACGATGTGCTGGTGCGAGCGGGGAGTCTGGGTGACCTGCGATGAGATGGTCTGCTTCTATGCTGTCCCCGAACTCGAATGGCTTACCGCATAGGTGGCAGTGGGTAGCTTGGGATTTTATTTGCTTCCTGCGTTTCCTATAGTCAGCGTTATATAACTCGCGTTTCTTAGCCTGTCGTTCCGGGGAGTCCACCCGTATAGGTCGACACCCCCCACAGTATGAAGAACCGCGCACCAGTGTTCCGCATTTCAGGCAGGGACTATTGAAATTCATTGTGTCCTGAAGCGTTCACCCATGACTGCATGACCTCGATGAACTGTGTGATCGTTAAGTCTTCCAGCTTCTCCATGTCGTGCACGGTGAATGCTTGCTCGGCCGCATCGAACAGGATGAGTAACTCGTCACCGGTCTTGTCGTGTTGTGCTGCCTTCAAATCTAGGAACAGGTACAACGGGAGTGAGAAGAAGTTTTGTGCTACCCCTCGGAACGCTGGTGTGATGATCTCTATTGGTGGTCTGTTGTGTGCGCGCTCTGATGCCATCATCTTCGCAAAGTCAATGGGATTTTCATCGCTCATAGTAGGTCAATCTTCCCACGGAACGGCACGCCCGCCTCCAACTCGAAACAGGTTACTGCTGTGGTCGAATCCCCACCACCACCCGACATCCTCGTGTACCAGTCCGACCCGTTATCCATCGTGCTTGCTTGCACCCACCAACGCTCACGACCCTCCGAGCCCGAGAACTGCTCCACCCGATGATGGTGGAAGTGCCCGCTAACCATGAGTGTTGTAGCTGCCAAATACGTGTCGTTGAATACTGCTTTAGTCCAGAAGGCTTGGAAGGAATCCGGGCGTGCAACCTGGTGGCCGTGAATCGCACCCAGAATGTGTGAGCCGTCACCGAACACATCAAAGGCGAACCCTTCGTCATGAGGTTGTGGGACAAGCCAACGATCCACCGGGAGTCCTACTTCGGTGGCTAGTCTGCGAATCTGTTGCAGAATGACAATGCCCCAGTCATCCGTGCCGGGTCTGCCCACCGCGGCCTTGTTCACCCGGAACTGGCAATGGTTCGAAGCTACTGACCCGTAAGTTACCGGCGCATACTTGCACGCCAGCTTTATCAAATCCCAGATGAGTGCCGAAGCTAGGTCAACTTGTTGCATCGGGCTCAACGTGTTAGTGATGAGCTGATCCATATCGGCCTTATTCGACACGCCTTCCACAATGTCGCCCATGTCCAGGATGACAATGTGGTCGTAGTTGCCGGCCTTCAGCTTTGCTTCTATGCGCTGATAGCTGGCATGAATCCGCTGGATGCTCTCCTCATGTCCGCCCCTCGAGCCGCCCTTACCAATCTGGAAGTCGGCAGGACAAATGACATACGTGCGAGTGTTACGGGATTTTTTCACCGGCTTCGGTGTTGTACGTTTCGCTTGTGCGTACAACGTAGGCAAATCCAGGTCGGTGACCTTCTTACGGAAATGGAACCTGTAAGCCGTCAGCCACTCCCCATCCCAACGCTGCCACTGAGAAGTCCGTGGTGTGCCCACAATCTCATACTCGTCAGGTGGGTAGCCCCGCTCGAGGAGGAACTCATCAAAGTTAGGTGCCTCCAACAACCCGCCCGTAGTCGCTGTGCCCTCGTTCCCGTCAAACTCCAACCCTGGTCGAAAGTCTTTTGGAGCTTTCACCTTCACCGCCGGTTCCAGGTTCTCTAGCATTAGTCCACCCTACAGATACAGTCATCGCAAGGACGATCCCTACGGTCACGAATAATCTTCTCCCCCAACGGGATACCACGGTCAGACAACGCTTTCCCGAGCGCCCGATGACTCCAAGCATCACGATCTGCGAGAGCAGTACGCAAAATCTTTTGGTCATCGGTGCTCAGGTTCCCCAACACGGTGCGAATCATGCACGGAAAAACGCGCACCGGCGGAGTCAAATCCTCAAGCATTAGCCCTAGTAGTCGCAATCAGTTTGTATGCGACCTCCAAGAACCACGGGTTTAGGTTTCGGGTCAACGCGCACTCACGCAACGACAACGCCAACGGGACACGGATGTCATCGAAGTCCTTATCCCAAATCAGGTTGTCATCCTGCAACAGTCGGGCCGCCTCATAGTAGGGCGCGAACAGGTCATCACTAATCTTGCTTGCTTGCTTCTGCAATGTTGCTTGAACACTCATTGATGCTTCCTTTCGTAGGTTGATTGGAAGTTTATTCGTGCAGATCTAGGAAATCGAAGGATTGAAACGGCTCGTTATCATATTGTGACAATTCGTTGACACGGATGAAAGCCCCCGGAACCCTTGTATCCGCGTACACCTTCCACGCTAGGCAACGGATTATCTGTGCATCATCCTCATAGATCACACCCGTCAACGAGTCCTGCACGCCACGAATCAACTTGTCAATATCCGGCGGGACAACAGGGTAAGGCCGTTTCACCGTAGATATGGAAGAAGGCCGGTCAAGATAGAACATGACTTCCAACTCAACCGGCCCCGACACTCGTGCCCAACCGTTCACAGTCACAGCGTTCTCCGCTGCCAACCTCACATCTTTACGCCAAGCGGGAAGAAACTTAGAGCTCTCTACGAAACGATTATTCCCTATTGACTTTTTTGAACCCTGTGGCGAGGGCCTGCCGACAACATCAAACGCGATCTCCATGCTTCTCAGAGTACCGGCTGGGCCTAACAAACGACATCAACACGGCCAGGCAGAGAAGGGCACCGAAAATCCATCCGAACACGCCCGTCACATTATCCACCTGGTATGCGAGCAGAAAGAAATTCACACCCATCCCAAACGCAAGAACACGACCAAACGTTTCCATCACTTCCCCTTCACAATCAGACTCTCGAAAGCACGCACCAAACTCAAAATCCGGTCACGCTCCAACTGCCTGCCAAGCTCAATGTCAGCCTGCCGATTCTCCTCACCGGCCTCAAGAATCTTCTCCATACGAGTGCGCTCGGTACGCTCCCCAGCACTAAACCCGGCATCATAAGCCTGGTTCTCAACATCCATTCGTGCCCGATGAAACATTAGAAGGGTGCATCCTCAGGGGCACCAGGAGTCACAGAAGGCCACACCGCGTTCACCGCAGCATGATCCACTTTGTCCGACACAACCTGATTCTCCGCAGGTGCCACAGAATCAGCGCGCACCTTGATGCTGAACCCAGGAGTCCCGTCACGCTTCTGGAACGTGTTAGTGCCAGTGATACGACCCGACACCACAACCTGTTTGACACCCTCCAACGGTGCCCGATTATCTGTGGTCACGTCATACGTGGTTTTGTCCACCGTTTCCCACTCACCCTGATGATTCTGTTTTCTGACGTCAACAGACACCTTCAAAGCCCTCCCCCAATCGAAATCCGCAACATTGTTCAACCAACCAGTCAACTCAATCCGAGCCTCATTCTTAATCACGATCTACCCCTTCTCATATCCGATAACGTGCGCCACATTGACACAGTCATTATTGCCGCAACTTCTGACACCCGGGAACATAGGTTTCCCATCGTCATCCAATGGTGTGATTTCATCCGCAGCGAACCTACCGTGCCAAGGAAAACACTTGCCTTCATCGGCAGAGATTGTCTGAACCCTACGCGCCCGACAGCTCGCACAGAGAATGAACTTCCCCCGCCGACTCGAAACACTCCACTCATAACCGCAACGCTCACACTGCACCACCGGCATCTAGGCTACGCAACGCAATCTGAAGTAACTCATCCGGGAAATCATAGTCGTTGGCCTGCTTAGTTGCGATGATACGCGCCCGGCGCAAAGCTTCCTTCTCCCGATGAATATAGCCAATCTCATATAAAGTGCTTTGAAACCGCTCCATAGCCTGCACCGTATCCCAACGAACAACACGCTCCTCATGCTCCGCCATCAGCTCAAGGTGCTTCCTGCCAGAGAAACGCTCCTCCCACAGATCGTGCAAATCTATGCCCAACTGTTCGGCATAGTTATTAGGCCAAGAAGGTTGCAGATTAAGCGCCAAGGTTTCCGCCTGCTCGATAGCCCTGCTATCCATACGAGGCATCATGACCACAACTCCTTAGCCTTATACACGTTCGCCACAGCCCAAGAATGCCGCGCAAAAGCATCCATCACAAAATCCTCTTTCACATCATCCCAACCCGCAAACTCATAAACCCTCACACAACACGGGTCACAATACAGAATCAGCGCATCATGCTCCAAACAAACAGGATGCGGCGAATACACCGGCTCAATTTCATTCACAACAGCCCATCCAATCTTTCGTTAGCAATAGCGCAATAGTTAGCGGAAATTTCACTGCCAACATAACGCCGGTCATTCAACTTAGCCATCTTCGCTGTCGTACCCGAACCCATAAACGGGTCATAAACCACATCGCCCGGTTTGCTCCAAGTAAGAATATGGTCTTGCGCTAGTAACTCTGGAAATGGTGCTGGATGTTTCACCCCGTTAGTAGAAGTCACATAACGCCAGATATTCGTGCGCGGAGAAAAATCAGGCACCGGGTTAGTCAGTTTGCCACTGTAATCCTTGTGGCCGGCCCACTTGTTCTTCTTGTCACAGATAAGCTTTGCAGCCACATCACCCTTAGCAAACACAAACATATACTCAAAAATCTGGGTGTAACGATTCCCGTCACGCTTTGCAGGGAAGGTGCTGGAGTTCTTCTCGTAAATCATCGTGTCATGCAGTTTGAAACCCAAATCAATAAACCTGAGCGCCTGCCGAAACGACGATCCAGTTTCTCCGCCCTTCACAGTCGCATCACCCACAACCCAAACCACAACACCGTTATCCGCAGTCACCCGGAAAAGCTCCGCAGCGATGCTGTCAAAGTCAAACTCGTAGCCCTCATAGTCGCGTAGGTCATCGTAAGGTGGCGAAGTGAGCGTCAAGTTCACGAACCCGTCAGGCATCCGGCGCATAGTGTCAACACAGTTCTCATTCAAAATCTTGTCAATCATTTGCAGCCAAACTCACCCGCCCTACACTCAAAATGTTCGTCAATGTCATGCAAATCCCGCACCCAATCCCGAGGCTTCCCAACAGCACGATCCCGGCGCACCAGCTCCCAAATGCCCTTAGCCGTCACAATCCCCACAGCAGACTCCTGACAAGCCGGCACAATCGCAGCCCGACACTCCTCATAAGTAAACCGGCCCAACATTTCCAACCACATCATCACCTTCGACTCAGACACGATCTGCCCATCCAAAGCCGAAGCCATCGTCACAATCTCCGACATTTCATCCTCAGTCATCACAGTCCCAACTCCAATCGTTTCTTAGCCTCAATAGCTTCCAAAGCTTCCCGTTGCTCCCGTTTCTGTCGCAACTGCAAAGTCAAGATAGCCCCCTGCTCAGCGTTGGTCAGTTTCCGTGCCTGCTGCCGAGGTTTGCTTTGCTTCTCCGCCCGATTCATCCACACCTGAAACGCACGATCCCAGTCAGCTTTTGTCTTACCCTCCGCGTGCCAGTAGTTGATGAACTGGTCAATCTCGAAGTCCCGGTCAACGTCAGGCCACTTATGAGCAAACATTTCCAGCAGTCGTTCCGAGGGATACCAGTTTTCAGGCAATCGATGATTCCGATTCAAAGATTTTGTGGTGTCAATATAGTTCTGTGGTTCTAGTTCTTGTGGTTCTAGTTCAGTGGTTCTAGTTAGGTTGCCACCCGTGTCAGTACCTACTGACTCCCCTGTCAGTACCCCTGTGACACCCGTGGCAGTACCTCGTGACACCCGTGGCAGTACCCGCTTCAAGGTGTAAATGTTCGACTGGTATTCCTTGCCGTTCTTCCGGTGAGTCTTAGTCACGGCACCGAGTGCTATCAGCTCGCCAATCGCACGATCTATCGAACGCCAGTGGCAGCGGGCACGCTTGGCGAGGGTTTCACGCGAAGGGAACGCCTGGTGTGTTTCACTATCGGCATAGCGGGCAAGGATGGCGTACACCCTCACCGCACGATCCGAAATGTCTGCGTCAATAACCCATTCGGGAACGATACTGAACCGCACCTCGGTGTGGAGGTTGGTCATTGTCTTGTCCTTGTCTACCGGCTGAGCCCTGGTATCCTGGACAAAGCCAGTGGTCGATTCACTGGTTTTCTGATGAGGTCGGGGTTTATGGCTCCGGCCTCATCTCTATTCTACTCCCTAGAACGCTGCGTCTTTCCAGTCTGAGCGTTCCTTAGTGCCATCAGGCTGAAGATACCACCAACCCCCAGCCCGGTCAAACACCGGCAAATTCTCCTTCTCCCACAACGGCAGCTTATGGTTCCACGCCCTAGCCTGAGAAGCCACACGCGGGTCAGACTCCATAGCCCCGTTATAGATCGCGCACACCATCATCAGGTTGTCGAGAGTGTCAAGCAATTTTGACCCACCCATCCCACGATTCCTCCGATGATGAGGCACGAGGTCATCCTCACTGCCACAGTGCGCACAATGTTGATCCCTAGCCCGAAGGAGTGTGAGCGTTTTTTTCGGGATAGCCATGACGTCAGTTTATGTCACCCGAAGTCACGCAGGAACGGGCTCGCATCCGCAACGGAAAGCCGAAGTAACCTGCAAATAGTATGCGCTTATACTAAGGGCTGGGGCCGGATGGTTTCGACTTGGCAGCAAAGCCTTCACAGGAGCTGTCAAGGACAGGAGTTCGACTCTCCTCGGCTCCACTAGACATTTAGTCGGGTTTGAATCGTGCAAATCGTCAGAAAAATAGTTTGGAAATCTTTGTGTTTGGGCTTGCGCTCATAGTGTCTAGTCCTATACACTAGAGTCATAAGCAACCACGAAAGGGAAACCATGAACACCACACACGAACTTCAAAAGTTTGGAACCGCCGGTTACATCTACCGCGGAATTTCAATCGCCAAACTTAGCGCAAGTCGTGGCCGCAAGTATTACGAGGTCAACGTAACCAAGTTCGCCACCCAGCAGTACCGCGCTAACTTTTACAACACCATCGTCACGTACAAGTTGGACATTGACACTCTCGCACAAACAATCACAACCATTGACCAAATGTTTGACAACGGCGACCTGGCCTAATCAGCAACCTACCCGCTGGAAACACCAGCAGAAAGGAGGCCACCATGGCCCCCAAGTTCTTCTCCGTTTCTGTCCTCGGCAGTGATGTCGAATCAGCTATCAACCGCGTAGCTCGCTGCGTAGACAAGGTTGACGGCTTCGAGCTGACTGGCAAGTTTGTCAAGTCGCAGCTCGCTGGTCACAACCAGCTTAACTTCGAGGTTGCAGATCTCGGAGGCAACAGGAACGACCTTTGGGTCGTTCTCAGCTCCTACGGGATTAGCCTCGACAAGGGCGTTTCCCACTGGCAGGATGTGCCAGGTGTGGGCAAGGCAGTAGCCTAACCTACACACTCAGAAGGCCCCTCTCAGGAGGGGCTTTTCTGTTATTCCGGTAGCGTATAAAGTGTTGAAACGGGAGCCTAACCCTGCTCCTCAACATCCTCAGACGTGTCCAAGCTCGCCAACCACGCCATAAACTCCTCCTCAGACATCCCGTCATCCAACACCAAGCTCACAGTTTCATCTCCGCCTGCACCATCTTCGCAGCAGTCGCTTGTGCCATTATCGAGCTTTCAATCATCCGCAACTTAGCCCGAACACGCTCCACCTGAGCCTTCGCCAAATCCCGTTCCAGGCGTGCATCAGCCGAAGCAAGTTTCGCCCGAGCCTGACGCTCCACAACCGGCCCCTCAGCCCCAATAAACGCCCGAGCCTCCAACGTGTCCAACGTGTTCTCACATCGAGCAAGCCGATCCATAGCCTCCGCGTAAAACTCAATTCCCTTCCGGTTCTCCTGCGTTAGCTCGTACAATTCTTTGACGATCTCCGATTGAATCACAAACCATCACCAACCTTTCAATAAGAGCCACCCGAAACACATCCACATCAGGGTCACCGCTTTCCAGGCTTTCCTGATACGCCTGCAACAGTTCCCTCACCGAGGCCGCCAGAACCGATTGACTCTGCATAAGCTTTCACCTTCGCTAACACATCCGGGTTCGCCCCAGCCTGCTGTGCTTCTGCCCATAGCATACGCAACAAGTCAACATCGGTGAGGTTCATTGCTTCTGTCAACCAGTCACGGGTTTTCTGTGAACCTTCGTGCCGTGCAACCTTCTGCATTTCCTCGCGTGAAGGTCGCTTAGCGCCGGTAAATTCACCGCCTAGGTCACTGAGCGCTCTGCCCAAACTGCTCGTGGCGCAATTTTCGACCATACTGACACGGTTCACCGGGCTCGAGTCAATGCGTTCCTCCGCGTAATCCACTGTCACGGGTCGCTCATCCTTACGATCCAAATACACCTCAGCCCTGATGACAACCTGCTCCGGTGAGAAATGCACCAGCTCAGTGTGCAACCGCCCGTCAGGATACTTAGCCCAGAACGCATCAATACGCTCCGCCACAGTCGAATACTGGGATAGGTCAAACCTCGCCATAATTCTCCTCCACATAGTTAGCAATCAAAGCCTCGGCATACTCAGACACCGGGACACCCACCTCATTCGCAGCGTTCAGAAGGCGAGCATAAATCTCCGCCTCCAACTGCACCGTCACAACAACCTCAGTCATCACTCACCCT